CAACAGCAACGATACCAAGGGTCAATAGTACCGTTAGAAGATATACAAAAGCATAGTGAATTGCTACTACCCAATCACAAACAGATAACAGAAGCACAGGCTGAATTAGTACACGCAATGTTGCATGATGGTTGCAACCCCACAGAGGGAGCAAAGAGGTTGGGTAGGAACAAGGCATGGGCGTACAAAACCATTGCAAAGCCTCATGTTGTGGAGTACAGACAGCAGATAGCAATGAACTGCTTGGGTTGGGACGCAACACAGGCATTGGCAACCATGAGAGATCTGCTCAATGCAAAGTCAGCACACGTAAGACTGGAAGCAAGTAGAGATCTGATGGATCGTGCTGGACTCAGAGTTGACGCTCCTAAGACTAGCAATACTTCCGTGAATATAAACTTCAACGTAGACTAAGGGGGCCCCACAGACAGTATAGTAGTTATAGATATACGGTCTAAAAATACAGACGCTGATACTATAACAGGTAAACCACACTCATGATATATGTGAAAAGACAAGACACTAAAAAATATTTTACTTTAAATAAAGCCAATAACAAAGGAGATTAATATGGGTGGTGAAAGTTCAGGACCTTCAGATTCAGACTTTGGTAGATTAAGTGGTAGTGACAGAAGAGATAAAGCTATGGCAGAGGCTACTAATCGTGCAAAAGAAGAACAGGAACGTAAATCAAGACAAATTGCTTTCGATGATTATCAGCAACAACGTAAAGCAGCTGATAAGGGTATTGATGTGATGATAAGTCCACAGAAAGCCAATACAGTAAGGGAGAATGCAAGTCTTGCTATGATGTTAGATGAAAGGGCAAAGAAATCACAACTGAATGTACCTATTCCAACATTAGGTACTGTTGCTATGGGTACTATAAGTTCTGTAAGTGCAAGACAACAAGCAAGTGCATTAAGATCAGGTGGTGTTCCAGTTTATGATAGTAGTCCAGCAATGTTTAACAGAGATCAGGATTATCGTGGTGTTGTAAAAGATGGTGTTTTTTCAGGTGATCCTGATTTTAGTCCCATTGGTAGGACAGATGGTGTAACAAGAACATCTTCAGGATCTTATTCTGTATCTGCAATGGCGAATGATAGTGATGGTCCAAGCGAAGAAATTATTTCACCTTCTCCAAGGGACGTTACTACGCCAAAAAGAAAAAGTCCGTCAATATCTACTGCATCAAGAAGAGCATTAATAGCTGGTGCTGGTGGTGGAGCTACTAGAAGAAATCTTTTATGATATTAGACTACCAACCCCCAGGGCAAGTTGCTAAAGCATTTATGAAAGATGGTTCTTTTGTCCGTGGTATAAGAGGTCCAGTTGGTAGTGGTAAATCAGTGGCTTGTTGCATGGAGATTATGAGAAGATCAATTGCACAACAACCAAACGATCAGGGTGTTAGAAAAAGCAGATGGGCAGTAATTCGTAATACAAATCCACAACTCAAGACAACAACTATTAAGACATGGAGAGATTGGTTTAGTGATGATCTAGGTCGTTTTGTCTGGTCACCACCATATACACATAATGTTTGTTTTGCTCTTGGGGACAAAAGCACAGTAGAGCTTGAGGTTATATTTTTAGCCTTAGACAAGACTGAAGATGTTAAAAAGCTATTATCTTTGGAATTAACTGGTGTTTGGATAAATGAAGCAAGAGAGATCAATAAAAATATTGTTGATGCTTGTACTATGCGTGTTGGCAGATATCCATCTATGAGAGAGGGTGGCCCAACTTGGTATGGTGTAATAATGGACACAAATGCTCCATCTGAAGATCACTGGTGGGGAATTGTAGCTGGGGAAGTTCCGATACCTGAGTATATGACGCAAGAAGAAAAACTCCTTATGGTGAAACCTGATGACTGGAATTTCTTCTCCCAACCATCTGCTATGATTGAAAAAAAGGATATGCATGGTAATTTATCAGGATATGAGGCTAATTTACAATCAGAGAATAGGGAAAATCTACAAAGAGAATATTATGACAAGATAATTTTAGGTAAAGCACCATCATGGGTAAAGGTATATGTTTTGAATGAATACCAAGCCTTATTAGATGGTAAGCCAGTTTATCCAACATTTAGAAGAGATACTCATGTTTCTAGTGAGCCTTTAGTGCCAACAGAACAGAGTGATGTAATTGTTGGCATAGACTTTGGACGATCCCCTTCTGCTGTCTTTTGCCAACAGTTGCATTCTGGTAAATGGGTAATTTTCCATGAAATCATTGGCAAAGATATGGGAGCAATCAGATTTGCAGATATACTGAAAAAAGAAATATCAAGACATCAATGGGATAAACTAACGTACAAATTTATAGGAGATCCAGCTGGTAATCAAATGGCACAGGTATCTGAGCATACACCATTTATGATGTTAAGAGCAGCTGGTATTAATGCTTACCCAGCACCTACAAATGACATTACAGTAAGAGTTGAAGCAGTAGAATCTGTTATTAATCGTATGACAGATGGTATGCCATCGTTAACTATTAGCCCTACTTGTACAAATTTAATATCAGGATTTGAAGGTGGCTACCAATATAAGAGAATGTATTACATGGGTAGTGAGAGATATGAGGAAAAACCTGATAAAAATAGATTTTCACATTGCCATGATGCTTTACAATATGCTTTTTTAGGTGGTGGAGAGGGTAGAAAGGTCATGTTAGGTGGTCAAAGAGCATCATCTTCTACAGTTGTAGAAAGAATAAGTAATCCATTTGATCGTATGAAGAGAAGAAATACACGTTTTAGTAGGAAAAGAGCAATATGAAGTGGATAATATGCTTTTGTGAGAGCAAAAATATAGGCATTTGGAAGTTTTTTACCAAACATCGTGTTGGTTTTTCTCATGTTTATGCAGTAAATTATGATGTTGAGCTAGATATATGGAAAAAATTAGAATTAACTACAAATGGTTTCCATTTTCATACATTAAAAGACGAAAAAGCTACTGAATTAGTCTTAAATATGCATTTAGCTAGTGAATGTATTGAAATTGATGTAAAAGATAAGCCAATTTATATGCCAAGGTTATTTTATTGTGTAAGTTTTATTAAGCATCTATGTAATATCAGGAAGTTTTGGATATTAACACCATACCAACTGTATTGTGAATTGCGTAGATTAAAAGGAAAAGTCATCTTTGATGCAAACGATTTATTGGAGCAATCACATGGGTAGTATGTTAGGTAGTCCAAAAATAGCACCTGATCCTGAATTACAGAAGCAGAAAGCTGAACAAAAGCGAATAAATGAAGAAGAAGCTGCTAGACAAGAATTTAACAGAAAAGAAAACGTAAGAAAGATAGCTAGTAACAAAATTGGTAGCAAATCCCTACAAAGCAGTGAGTTAGAAGATTTTACTGGTTTTAGAAGAAAGAATCTAACCAAGAATATGGGGGGAACATATAATGCTTAGTTATGGTGGTGATTCGGGTTCAGCACCTTCAGGACAAACTGGAGATGGTGGTGAGTACAAGAAGGTAATGAACCGATTCAAAAAAGCCAAAGGTAGGTGGCAGAATTGGTCTGATATATGGGAAGAGATATATGATTATGTATTACCACATAGAGAAAGTTTCTTTGGCGAATATGCTGGTCAAAGACGGACAGAAAATATTTATGACGAAACAGCAGTAACTGGACTCCCTAGGTTTGCCTCAAGACTTCAGCTTGGCTTTTTTCCTCCAAATGGTCGAGCATTCAAACTTGCCCCAGGTCCTGAGTACCCAGCCGACCAAGTGAACTCACAATTGTTGAAAGAACTTGATGATATAACAGAACTCTTACATGAAGGATTAAGAAATAGTAATTTTAATTCTGAGTTTCATGAGGGTCTACAAGATCTAGGTATAGGTACAATGAATATGCTTGTTGAATCAGGACGTTTTGTTGGCGATCTCCATTTTACTGCTGTACCACCAAGTAACGTAGCACTTTTGTCAGGAGCTATGGATCAAGTAACAGATTGGTTTAGATGGAACTATGATTGTGAAATAACAGATATAAAGCATAGATATCCTGATGCCAAGTTTAGTGCTGATATGACTAGGATTCAAAAGAACGATCCACATAGAAAAACACGGATAATAGAAGCAACCATGTTTGATAGTGACGATAAGTTTAAAGATGAATATACATACTATCTTTTATCAGAAACTGACAATCATATTCTGCAAAAAACAAAGTTAAAAGGCAAAGGATCACTACCTTGGTTGACAACTAGATGGTCTAAAAGTGGAATGGAAGTTTGGGGACGAGGTCCAGTATTACAAGCAATGCCAGCAATAAAAACATTAAACCTAACAGTTCAGTTAATATTAGAAAATGCTGAAATGGCTATAGGAGGTGCATATGTTTATGACGATGATGGAGTGTTTAATCCTGATAATATTACTATACAGCCTGGGACATTTATACCACGAAGCCCTGGGTCTAGTTTAGAATCTTTGCAAAGTCCAGCTAGATTTGATGTAGGTCAATTGATTCTCGAAGATATGAGAAGAAATGTAAGAAAAGCATTATATATAGATGAATTAGATTCTAGAGCAAATGCCAAGACACCATTGTCTGCAACAGAAGTATCAGAGAGATTAGCAGATGTTGCAAGAGATATGGGTGCAGTTGCTGGTAGAATGCAGAAAGAATTTTTACACCCATTAGTTGAGAGAATAGTAGCTATCTATTCTGAGCAAGGCATACTTGATATACCTAAAGTTGATGGCAGAGAAATAAGGATAGTACCAGTATCTCCGTTACTAAGGGCTCAAGATCAACAAGATGTTGCAGATTTTGTTAGATTCCAGCAAACTGTATCAGGAACATTTGGTCCTGACATAACACCAGCTTTGTATAATCAAGAAGAGGTAATCAAATACCTTGCATCAAAGTTTGGTGTAAAGGAACAATTATTGGCTAGTAGAGATGAAGTACAAGGGAACATTGACATGGCATTACAATTAATGCAACAACAACGAGGACAATAATGAAAAAGGAAAAAGTCAATGCATCTGTCGATGGTAGAGGATATACTGCTGAGGTTGAAGCTGATCTTAATAATAAAGCCTACGCTATTTTTGGTACAGGCATCGGCAAACTGTTTCTTCAGTATTTGGAAAATATCACAACGGGCAACATTCATGGTGCTGGAACAACAATCGAGAACCTTGCTCACTTTGAAGGTCAGAGGTGGGTCGTGGCACTCATCAAACACAGGACAGAAAAAGGGAGGCTAAATGGCGAGCAAACCAACCAATCCTAAACTATATGCAAGAGCAAAAGCTATTGTAAAAGGTAGAGTGAAGAAATGGCCATCAGCATATGCTAGTGGCCAGCTTGTTCGTTTATATAAGAAAATGGGTGGTAAATATAGGTCAGCAT